ACGATTCGTTTCCAAAACCTGCTCTCAACTTATGGTCTGGTGTTAATGTTCCTCCAAGTAGTATTAGGTTATTTGCAAGATTAATGTCTCCTTCATTGCAGGATGCTTGACTTGCTGTTCCTTGTTCTTGTGGGGATGGTGTATAACTATCTAAAGTATTAACAGAAGAACTTAACCTCACCCAAGCAGTGCTCCCATTAAGGAATGCTATATCGGTGGTTGTTCTACTATTTTTTTTTGCGAATACTGCTTCTCTAACCCCAATTTGTTTTGCTACTCTAGAGTCAAGGCCAGATCCAAAAACTTGTTTTGCCATTATCTAGTTTCATTTAAAAGGTCAAATGCATCTTTAGCTCCTGGTCCATCTGCCGGTATGCGTAGTTGTATTCCTGGTTTTACAATTAATCCATCCTTTTTTGAGTTATTTGCCATAGCAATTACCCACCATAATGACTGGTCGTTATAAAACTTTTGAGCTAAGCTATCATACCTGTCTCCTCCTGTTGTAATAATATAAGTATCTTCTGCTGATTCAGTGATTTCTGGATATACGGCGTTGATACGGTATCGTCTACCGCTTGAAGTATGTAATTGCTCTAACCTATTATATCTATTTGCCATATTATCCTATATATTTACTTCCTTCCTGAGGAACAAAGTTATGTATCGGTGTAAATGCTATGCTTACGCTTAACATATGAGGTACTCTTAAATCTCCTTCTATCTCCCAAGGTGTACCTTTATCCCAAGTTAATCCAACTGATCTAATGATACCGGGTACTTTCTTAAGGTAGTCTCCTACTGTAATTTTAGTAAATGTTCCTTGCATAAATAATCCATTGCCATAAGTCGGTGCTGTTGCTCCTACTAAAGCATTTAATTTATCATATAAAGGTACCATATCTGCTTTTGAAAAAGCTGCTGCTTTGAAATCAAATGATATGTCTCTTTTAAACCCATTATACGTATATAACTCTTCTCCTCTACCTACATACTTAGTACCAGTCCAATCTCCAGCGTAATTATCCGAAAATCCATCTAACAATGCTCTAAAATATAAGAACTTTCCTCCGACATTGCCAGGGGTAAAGGTATTAAATTCAAAAGGTATTAAATCTTGCTTGTCTACGCCTAATGCTTCTGTAAGTACTCGATGTTCTTGTATAACGTCTGGTCTATCTTCTTCATCTGAAATTTTACCATCATCTCCTAATCTTGTTTTACCTGGATTAGATAAAGTGATTGGGTTATTTATAGTTCCTATAGCTTTGCCGTCAATTTCGTATGTTTCGTAATTAGCTTTTGCCTTTGCACTAGTCCTTACTACCCTATCACCATTTGAAACAGTCTCACTTACCCTTGATCCAGAAACTTCTTGTATTTTTTTTAATGAATCCTTTTTGTCATAACGTTCGTTTTCATTCGGTATAGAAAAAGGTGTGGGAGTTACAAATGAGCTTGATGTATACTGTACTGCAGAATCAGAATCAATTCCGTATGGAATTTCTCTTGTTATATTTCCTTTACTATCTAGAAACTTACTTTTATCAAAGTTTTCTGATTCTATGTGTTCAAATTTGGCAGGGTTATCAATAATTGTTAATTCACCGTTTAGGGAATTTACAGCGGCATTTACCGTATTACCGGTTCCACCAGATAAGCTATCCATTCCTGCTAGAAGTCCATTAATTCCAGACGGATCTCCTAAAGGTTTTAAGTAGCTATTTCCTCCAAATCCTCTTATGAGGTGAGTACCGGTTCCATTAACTGGTATTTGAGCTAAAATTGAAGCGGTTCCTGCTACTGTATTAATACCGGTAAGGATTGCTTGTTCTTTCAAAACCTCACCCAATTTAGATGGATTTTCTTTTTTAGCTTGCTTTATTTTCTGCTTTAGGTTAGTCTGGGCTAATAAAGCTTGATTACCGAGAAATTTAAGACCTTCTTTTCTTCCTAAAAGCTTTGTATGTCGAACTAAGTCATCTGCTCTGCGAGTAACTTGCATCATAAGACCCTTCGAATTAGGTGGATCGTTAATATCCTTCCCAACTAAAAGATCCTTTGCTCCAAAGGTACTGTTCTTAAGAGACTTTAAATCTGTCTTTAATTCGACTAATGCCATAAGTTAACTCCTTATCCTTCTGGGTTAGTGTAAGGCTTTGCTTGATTGTATTTTGAACCCTGTAAATTGTCAGACTTCACATTTAATGGTGAGTTGTTAATTTCAGTTCCTTTTTCCAGATTATAACGAATATCGTTTGCTGCTGAAGCTCCTGGTCTGTTTGTTGGTGTTTCACCTTTTAATCCTAGAGGTGAAGCTAATTGGTTTGATTTGATTCCCATGTTTATTAATTTAATTGTTTGATTATAAATATTAAGCAGATTTATATGTTGATAATAATAATGAAGTTCCTACTTTACCACCATCTAAATATACGTCTCCTCCTTGTTTTACTGCTGAGATAAGTTCGTCTATCTTTGCGACTAACTTTGAATCACTGTCGCTCTTCGATTCTTCTCCTGTTCCTGTTATACTCTCTACTACACCTGTAATGGCACCTGCTGCGGCGACCATTGGTGCTGCTATTGCTGTTGTAAGCATTAAGCCATTTAATGCACTTATCTTACTTATATCTAAACTAGATAATGCAGTAGATAATCCTAATACTCCTAATGCTATTGATCATAATGCTGTTCCAACTGTAGATAATGGTTCTGCCATTGCTGCTAATTGAGATATATCTGACATCATACCACCTCCAAATAGAGAGGATATGCCTCCTATTGCTGAAGCTATAGACATTGCTAAGGCAAATGCTGTGATTCCGCCTGCTACTGCAAATAAGCCGACTCCTGCTGCTATTAAACCAGGGCCAGCTGTTCCTAACTGTACTAAGTTAGCTGCTATATCTTGTAAGTTAGAAGTAGAAGCTAATTGTGCTGCTAACCCTATTGCCCCTAAGGCCATTGCTGCGATTAATAACATAGGTGATGCTAAACCTAATACTGCTGCTCCACCTCCTAATGCAACCATCCCAATACCGGCTAATGCAAGTTGTGGCCCTACTGATGCTATTCCTGTTAAGCCTGCTGCTATTTTTTCTAGATCAGCCTTAGCCATTATATTAAATGCCATAGCTGCAGGTATCATTGCAGCTCCTAGAACTGCTAAGGCTGCTGCACCTGCTATTATAAATGGTGATAACATCCCTAATCCTGCTGCTGCTAATCCTAATAGGGGTAATGCTATAGAGAATGCTATTAGTTTACCTGTATCTACGTTTTCTAATAAACTAAATGCGTATGCTGCTGGTACCATAGCTAGACCTAGTATGCCTATTGCTCCTGCTCCTGCTATAATATTAGCTGAGAGTGCTCCTAAAATGGCTGCTCCAGTTCCAAGTACGAGTAAAGTACCTGCTAATGTGGCTATTGCTTTTGGATCTGTCTTCTCTAATAAACTAAATGCGTATGCTGCCGGTATAAGTGCTACTCCCATAATACCCATTGCAACTGCTCCTTTTATAGCATTATTTGCTTGTTTACCTACTAATGCTAAGGAACCTCCGAATATACCTATTGAGGTAGCGAAAGCTAACATAGTTTTAGGGTCAACTTTTTCTACCATTTTTAATGCCAAGGCAAAAGATATTCCTATTGCTATTCCTGCTATTCCTAATGCTAATGCTCCTTTAACTACGTCCTCAAATTGTCTACCAATAGAGGCTAAACCGTCACCAAGTGATTCTAAGAATCCTTTTGGTCCTTGTCCTTTAGCACCTTTAGTTTTTGACTGCATCTTACCGGTTGCTTCTGAGCCTTTATCCATAGTTTTAAACATTGGATTTTTTGCAAACCTACCTTTAGCATCTCGTAATCTTCCTTTTACGTCTTTAGTTAATCCTCCATTCTTACCTTCTCCAAAAGAGGTTTTCATTTTATCTCCAAGACTCTTTAAAGTTGATCCTGGTGCTTTAAATGCAGATACTAATGAAGCTCCTAATTTTTTAGCAGAGCCCACCATTGATCCCATAGACTTAATACTTCCCATGAAATTCATGTTCAGTGCTTTAGCTGCTATTACAGCTGCTAATATAGGTCCAGCGAATGGGTTACTAGCTATCCATGCTATTGCATCTATTATAGGAGAAAAAATTCCTAATAGGTCACCAAGTATACCTGTTGCTTTAGTTATTAAGTCATTAAACTTATCCTGTGCTGACTGTGCTTTTAAGCTGTTGTATGCAACTTCACTGTACTCCTCTTTAAACCTACTAGCTCCTAATACAGCTAGTTCTTGCTTATATGTCATTTTAGCTAACTCTTCTCTGGACATTCCGAGTGCTTTAGCTGCAGCTTTTTGTGCAATTACATTATTAGTAGCAAATGCGGTTTTAATTGCCTCTTGCTTACCTACTTCTTTTGCTACTCCTTCTAAATCTCCAGCTAAAGCTAATTCTCTTGCCTTAGTTAGGTTTAAATTTTTACCTGTTAGTAACTGAGCTTGCAGTTCGTTTTCAATAGAAGATTCAAAGTCTAATAAAGAATCTGCTATCTTCTCTACTCCTGCTATATCGGTACCCAGTAGTTTTGCTGCATTTGCTGCGCTCAATAATGCTTTAGAAGATTTACCTAATGTCAAAACAGTCGCCATAGAGGCAGAAGCAACTGCTTCCATCATATCCTTTAAAGAGAACATAGTTTTATTCTGCTTATTCAATGAGGTTTGTTGTTTCCCCATATTGTCAAGCATTCCTTCTGAGCTTTGACCAGTTAATTCAGCCATTGTCACTAGTCGTGCAGCTTCATTTGCTGCTAATCCTACCTTCTCAGAAAGGTTTGTAGCACTTATTAAAGATTCACCCTTAAGTATAGCAGCAGACATCCCAATCTCTTTGGTCATCATGCTGTGTGCTTTTAATAACTTCTCTGTGGTGATAAAGTTATTACCTGAAAATGCAGCTGCTGATTTTAATTCATTTTGGTACTGGTAAGCTGCTTTATAGGTCATACCTGTTGACCTCTGCAACCTTGCCATCTGATCTGACCCAGCTAATATACTTTTGAATACAAAACCTAATACTGCTTCTAAAGAGAATGCTCCTTTTACGGCTCCCTGTATTAACTTGTTATATGCTGATTGTTTAGCATTTAGTAAAGCCTGGCTTTTGTTCATACCCTCATACCTTTCGGGCATAGGTTCTCCTGCTGCTTCTGCTCTTTCTATTAAGTCAACCTGTTCTTGTAGTTCTTCGTTTGCTTTATCTACATTAAGGAAATTACCAAGAGAGGACATACCTAACTGGTCCATCATCCCTTTTGCACTTTTTATTAATGCTCCTGTAGACCCCATACTAACGTTTATGGATTTTTGAAGAGCTAATTCTTTCTCTTTAGATGCTTTGTTCTTTAGTGATTGATCTACAAGCTGGATAGCTATTGCGTATCTTTCTCCCTCCTTATCAAGAACTCCAGCAATAGTACTTATATTACCTTCAAGAGTATTTAGTTCAATTTTTTTTGTTTCAAGTAGGGCTTTACTCTTATTAAGTGCTTCTCCGGTAAGGTCCACTTGAGCCTTTGTAGTATCTTCTATTTCTTTAGAAAGACTTAGTGCTTTATTATTAGATTCTACAAGTTCATCTCCGTATTCTCTATTTGTCTCATTTATATCTTGTGCTGCTATTGCAAGTTCACGTTTAGCATCAAGTTCAAGTAAGCCGTCTTTTAATATTGATTTACCTATATCTCCTGAACGTCCTAGAGCTACGGAATTTGCTTCAGATGAAGCTGTTATCTGTTTCCCAACCTTAAGTAAGGCTTTATCGAAATCGTTTTGACGAGTACGTATACCAAGAGTATCTCTTAATGCTTCATTAAGGGTTCTACTTTCATTAGTAAGTAAGGCAGCAATTTGCACAGCTTTATCACTATAGACATTGCCTTGCTGTTTTGCCTTATTTATCTCCTTTTGGTTTTTCTCTTCTTCGGATGCCATTTAGCGGGTTGCTTTATTATAAATAGTAAAGGCCTCTATTAATTAGAAGCCTTTGTACTATAAGATGGTGCTTTAATATTTGGTCCTGTTGGCATTGATTGTGAGTTAGTTCCTTTAGAGTTAGAAGCCTCAGCTTCCTTCTCATAATACTCTTGTATTTTCTGGAATGTAAACTTACGTAGCCATATAGGCATATTAAAAACAGTATCCCAATCATATCCTCCTTTTCCATGAAATACTATCTCATGTACTTGATTATAGAAGTTTACCCTATATGTTTGCGTCAGGCCAAAGAAATGTAACGCCGATTGGTATCGACACGCCCTCCTCTACGTCTTTTGGGTAGAAAGTCATATCAACGTCTGGTGATATCTTTTCTATATGTTTTCTAAACTCTCTTGAATCTCTAGCTAAAAATCGATTATCAACGAATTCTCTAATTTCTTTAGTTTCTTCGCTTCCATCTACAGCTAATATCATATACTTTAAACGAGTTGATAATTCAGCTGATGATTCTTTGTTGATTCTCTGTAGACCTCTAACTTCAGTTTGAACTTTTTGTTCATCACCGTGAGTTAAGAGTTTAAACTTAATTGATGTACCGGTAGCTGGTGCTGTCCATTCGAATTCATTCTTACCGTCTTTGAACTGAGTTTCATCTACTGTCTTATTATTAAGCAGTGATAAGTCAATAAGTTCTTTACCGTTACCGTATGAAAATTCGTACTCTTTACCGTAACCTAAAATACGTGCTGCAATTAATAGAGCATTTTTATCCCCTATCAATAATGTATTGTATTCTACTTTCTTATCTACAATAAGAGCTTGAAGTAATTTATCAATTACGACTCCTCTTTCTATAAAGTTCTGATTAGTAAGAATATCCTCTTCTTTTGCAGTCATATACTTCATCTCTAGCTTTCCGGATGCTAAAGGTGAGTCTTGAGGATAAAGTAAACCTTTTGATGGTAACTCTACAATTTCACTTGGAAATTTGTTTGTTTGTGACATAAATTTATTTAGTTATAACTGTTATAAATATAAATATAAGAAAAAAAAACTTTAGAACCAACTATAAACCAAAAAAAAAGCCCTACGTTAGTAGAGCTTCTTTATATATAATGGTAGTAAACTTAATTTTAGTAATTCAATACACAGTAATCCATTGCAACTGTAATTGATAATTCAGCTACATCAGATGTTGCCCAATCGAAAGAACCTTGTGCCATATTAACTATGAAAGCTCCTTTGATTACCCACTCGCTAACTACATCCCCTACAGGGCCTAGTATGTTAAGTGTTAAATCTTTTTTGTAGAAATCTGAGTATCCTGCTCTTCCTGTTACAGATTCGTAAGATAAACGAGCCCAGTCCATTACTGCTTGTGCTCCAGAAGGTGTTATTGGATCATATAGAGTCAAGTCCATATTTTCCCAGCTTCTTTTCCCTCTTATCTTTCTATAAGAGTTCATGTGGTCTAATTTTACCTCTTCATCGGTAAAAGAAGGAGCTGTTACATTTTTAATCATGAATGATGGAATTGCATCAATATACATGATAAATCTGTTTTGTACCTTCGGTTCGAAGGCTTTAAACATTATTTCGTTAGGATCTAGTACTGCCATTTTATTGTTTGTTTATTATAAATATTCGACTTTTAAATTATGCTGAGAAAGTTGCTCCTGTTGGTTCAATTGTAAAGTCTAGTACTACGAATTCAACTGTTTTAGCTGGTTGAATAAATACTTGTCCAATTAATTGATTTCTGTCGATAGTGTCTGACGTATTATTACTGTCATCCATTACAACTCTAAATGCATACAATCCTTGTCTCTGAACAACTGATTCTAAGAAGGGTGTTACTGTAGCTAAGAAACTATTTCTAGTTGCTATTGTATTCTGTTCGAATACTAAAGTTTTAGCTGTATCTCCTAAGAATTTTTTAAGTTCAATAAGCAATCTTCTAACATTAACTCTGTCTAACGCTGATTTCTTCTTTTGAAGAGTCTTTTGACCGAATACTGATATACCACTTCCTGGGAATGTAGCGATTGGGTTAACGTTAGCACTATATAATGTGTCTCTTTGTGTTCTTGTTAATTTTCTTTCTGCTTGGATTACATTTCCTAATCCTCCTCTAGTAAGACCTGCTGGTGCAAACCATGGTGCTGCTGCTCCATCTGTAAAGGCATATACTCCTGGGATAACAACTGATGCTGGTATCCATTCGTTTTTACCTGTAGCTGATTGAGTCTGTAACCAAGGCCAGTAACTTGCTGCGTAAGAAGAATTAACTGTCTTAGCTGTTCCTGTAGCATCTGTTACGTTTGCTCCGTAGTTCTGTAAATCTACTACTGCGATATTATCACCTCTTGATTCTGCTAAAGAGATAATTGAATCTAACTGTATTTTGTGTGTTCCGAATTCGTATAAAAGACCTGGTGCAGATATAATGTTAAATACATACTCATCTTGGTTTCCTAGAATTGAGATAGCATTTGCATAATCTGATCCTATTAGACCTTGAGATCCAGCATCGGCTATATCGCCGAAATACTTATTCTGTACTTGTGTAGCTGAAACGTTAACTCCGGTTGCACTTACAAATGCTCCTATTTGAGCTGTTGGTAAAGATCCAGTAGAAGCTGCTACTCTAATTAATCCATCGTTACCTAAGTAATCTAATGTTTGTCGTACTGAGTCTCGTTTTACTGTAATGTAGTTGGACTTATTAACATATTCTCCGACCGTATTGACATAGTACTGTGTACCGTCGTTAGCTTTAGATTTATATTGATTACCAATTACTGATTCAATGTACCCTTCTGAGTTAGGATCTAATGATAAATCATTCCATGTTTCAAGAACTATTTTATTTTTTAAATTGTCATCTCCACGTCTTACTAAAAGACCGAAAGTACCAGATGTATTATCTACGTTTACTACTTCGAATCTAATATTGTCAGGAGATCCATTTACCAATGAACCGTCTGAGTTAGCTGATCCAGAAGAATTATAAATTGTACCTTTTCCTAAAGTATTTAGTACAAATGGTGCTGCTCCAACTCCTGCTGTAATTGGTGTAGAATCAGCTGCTGTAAATGATCCATTTACTACTCTAGTTACGATTACTGAATTCCCACCTTGGTTAAAGTAGGACTTTACAGCAATTGAAGTTAAAAATTCTTGTTTTGTAGATCCTGAAGTAAAGGTAGTACCGAAGATGTTCTGGTATTGTCCGTAAGAGGTAACCTTTGTAGGTATTTCTACGGGACCTTTTACTGCTGGTCCGATTATTGCTGCCCCTGCTTCAATAGCGGATGGTGCGATAAAAGAAATGTCGTTTTCTCTTGCAAGTACGCCTGGGGAAATTAATGTTTCTGCCATGTTTGTAAAGTTATATTATTGAGTACTCTTATAAATATCGTCATTATACCTAAACCGTATTTACGTTCGCAGTATTATGTACCGTTAATAAATAGAGTCTTAAAGGTGTAAAAACTAAGTTAAAGGTAAAAAAGTTCTAGTATCTAAATCAATCTTACCTTTACCGTATACGTCTTCAAGATGTGCTCCTAATTGCTGTGCTTGAATTTCTGTTTGATCAGAGAATTCGATTGCTTTTATTTTTCTTTTTTTGAGAATCAATCTTTGGTGTTCTATTTCACCTAACTCTTTTATAAATGCACTCTTTCTATCGGCAATTGTATTAATTGCTGTAATATGTTCTTCTAAGACTATTATTGATTGTTTTTCCATTTTTTTAATTTAAATAAGTACTGATTCATTATAACTAGCAAAGAGTATGCTGTGTAACTCGGGGTATGTCTTTTCAAAACTCTGATTACGTCTTATATCTAATTCAACATTAATTTTAAAGAAGTTTTTAAATTCTTTTGGATTATGTTTATGGCTTTTCATATGATTAATAAGAGTGCTGTATTCTTTTCTTGTTTTATCACTCATTTCCATATTATCAATAATCTTTTCAATTTTAACTTTAGCTTCTTCTGGTATTATAGAGCTATCAAAGTATTTAGGGTAGAATAGTGGGTTCTTGTAAATTCGTATGTTATGATCTTCAGACCAGTGCGAAATATTCTTAAAATCTAATATATTAAAAATTTGATGAGTAAAACATATGCTAAATTCAAAGGTATTATATTCTTTTGCGGCATCTAACCACTTCTCCATTGTAGCTTCTGTTTTTGGCCATTTAGCGGGGTATCTTACGTAGTCAAAACCTTTATCCGTTCCATCTATACTAAATGATATGTCTGCATGTAGAAAATGTTTTAATATATCTACGTACTCCTGCTTGAATAAGGTACCGTTAGTATTAAAGTGTACATATTGAAATTGTGCATGACCGTCTTCAATAGATTTTTTAAGTATATCCCATTGTTTTTTCATTAACATTGGTTCTCCTCCGTATAAGTCAAAAAACTTAACGTACTTTAAATTATCTCTAATTTCTTTCCATATTGCGCTTTCATCTCGGAATGGAGCTGAGTATTTATTTGCTTCATAATTTAGATCTTCTTTACTAAATGGATCTAAGTGTGGAAATTCAATTTTAGTTGCTAAGTTATGGTCTGCTTTCCAGTTAATGCTTGCTCCTAAGTTACACATCCTGCATGCTAAGTTACATATGTTACCTAAGTTAATTTCAAGTAAGTAAGGCTTGTTAACTTCATTTTGACCGTCAACCTTTTCATTATCCCTAATACGTTTACTATCTTCACCAATTTCTTCTTCTTTCCAGCAAATTTCACATATAGGATGCTTTATACCTTCCTCAAATGCTTTTCTCAGTCCCTGTAATGTAGGAGACATGAAAGCTTCTTCAAATGTATGAGTCTGTATATTCATACGTTTCCCACTCTCATCTCTAAACTGTGATTCTTTAGCAACACAGCAAGGATGAAATGTACCATCGGTAGCAATTCTAAGGCTGCTTTCTAAATTTACGCATTTTAAACTCATACTACTGTTAAATTATGTCTTATATTATTAACCATAGGTAGTGTTTTGTACATCGTCAATAAGTCATTATAATTAGGGTGGTCTGGATTACCTACATCACATATTGTAAATTGCTCATCAGTCATTGTTCCCCAGTTTACTACTCTATTGTAGAATACACTCCAATTTTTTC